AGAGCCAGACTTTATAAGAGATTTAGGTTTTTCGGACTATTTTACGGAGTGGGAAAAAAAGGCCATACAGGAAAAGACACACCCTCTACATCAAAAGTTCTTAGAGTTATTAAAAGACCCTTTCTTTGACAAGTACATTAATAAATTTTCAGATGAGATGAGATTATCTAAAGAAAAAAGAGAAGGAGAAGTTTTATGTATGAACATTGGCCCTCTATACGACCTAAGAGAAGGTAGGGATATTTCTCAAAGAGATGAAGTCTTGGAGGAAGCAAACATAATTCAGAAAAACTCGCATAAAAAAGATATCTTTTTTGACGGCAAATTATACTATGTAAACAAAGACGATATCATTTCTATTGACTACACAGATTTTGCTGTTCTCGATACAAAAGTGGTAGTTTTTTGGAACGGATCTTCTTGGGAAGAATGTAAAAACGAGAAAAAGCTCAGGCTTATGGGGATTACAGATGAGCAAATCTAACAACCTTGACAATATAAATCAAGATGTCACCAATTCAGATATTCCTGATTTTGATACAACTGGATTCTTCTGCGCACAGCCCTTTACTAACCTAGAAGTAAACACCCGAGGGGAAGTTAGGACATGCTGCGCATATTGGATGAACCAGACTTTAGGAAACATAACATTTGACGAAACAGAAAACGTCCTAAACTCAGACACGGCACAGGACATACGGAAGTCCATTCTTGATGGGAGCTTTTCTTACTGCAACAAAAAAACTTGCCCCAGAATACAATCTATACCAAAAGGTGGCGACGGAATACTCCAGAGAATAGAAGACGTAGAAGACCAACACCTATTAGATATAATAAAAAACAAAGAAACGAAGATTGACTCCATAAAATACGTCAACTTCTTGTGGGATTTATCTTGCAACTTGAGATGCCCAAGCTGTAGAGTTTCCACAATATTGAATACCAAAGGAGAGGCATATGAGAATAGTCTACAAATACAAAACAAAATACTTGACTACGCCCTTCCCTTAGATAACGACTTAATATTTAACATAACTGGATCGGGAGATCCTTTCTCTTCAAAAGTTTTTCGAGATTTTCTTACGAGCTTTGATGGTAATAAGCATCCTAACGTAGTTATCAACCTACAAACAAATGGTGTCATGTTTACTGAAAATATGTGGGAAAAAATGAGCTTATGTCATGATAATATAAGTACTGTTCTAATATCTATTGATGCCGCAACCGAAGAGACATACAACAAAGTTAGGGTTGGAGGCAAGTGGGATATCCTAATGAAAAATATAGAGATGGTTGACGAACTTAGGAGGTGTGGTGAAATTGATCGACTTAGGCTCGACTTTGTTGTTCAGCGACAAAACTACACTGAAATGCCGCAAGCCGTAGAGCTTGCACAATCCTTACTTGGCGTGGACGGGATATATTTTGCGATCCTAACAGACTGGGGAACTTGGAGTAGAGATGAATACAAGTGGCACGCCGTATGGATGAAAGAAAATTTAATGCACGAAGATTTTATTCGAGTGCTAAATAATGATATTTTTGAAAGCAAAAAGGTAGACTTGGGTAATGTCCGCCACTACTATGAGTTGTCAAGAGGCAAAAATGATTAATATAACAGCACCTATAAACACGCTCGGCTATGGAGTAGCCAGCTATAACATTATTAAAAACCTTTACGGCATAGGTGAGCAGGTCAGCTACTTTCCCATTGGAAATCCTGAACCTCCAGAAGAACAAAATTTTCTAAATAGTATGATGTTGCAGCCGCCATCCTCACGGGCTCCGTCAGTTAAGATATGGCATCAGAACGATATTCATCATCATGTCGGCAAGGGTCTTCATGTGGGATTTCCTATATTTGAGCTTGATAGATTTTCACAGCAAGAAATCTGGAGCATGTCCCATAACGATAAAATTTTTGTTTGCTCTCATTGGGCAGAGTCGGTTGTTAAAAACGCCATAAACATCGAAACAAGCGTTGTTCCTTTGGGTGTTGATACAGAGCTGTTTCAGCCCTACGAGTCTAAGAGGCCAGCAACTATATTTTTTAACTGCGGCAAGTGGGAAGTCAGAAAAGGCCATGATGTCCTTGTAGAATGTTTTAATTCTGCCTTTAGTCATTCCGATGATGTAGAGCTATGGATGATGTGCGAGAACCCTTTTTACAACGACCAGCAGCAGAAAGAATGGATTAACCTTTATAAGCAGTCAAAGCTAGGAGACAAGATAAGAATTATACCTAGACAAAAGACCCATCAGGATGTGTATAACATAATGAAGCAAACTGATTGTGGAGTATTCCCTGCTAGGGCTGAGGGTTGGAACCTAGAACTTTTAGAGATGATGGCGTGTGGAAAGCAAGTAATAGCCACTAACTACTCAGCTCATACGGAGTTTTGTAACTCTTCCAACTCCATGTTAGTAGATATAAACTCTATTGAGTTAGCTAATGATGGGGTTTGGTTTAAAGGGAATGGCATGTGGGCATCACTTGATTCAGATGCAATAGACCAAATAATTTCCCACATGAGGTCGGTACACAACCAGAAGCAACAAGGTTTTTCACATCAGAATATAGATGGAATACAAACATCTAAGGAGTTTTCGTGGAAAAACTCTGCAAAAAATTTCCTATGTGGACTAAAATAAGTTTGCAAATACCTCTTGCGCATGCTAGAATATTTGCAGTGACCAAGTATCTTTTTAATAAGGAGAAAGAATATGGTAGATAAGCTAAAAGGCTTAGTAAAGTCAAAGCGTTTTTGGACTGCTATCGGTACTCTTGTTACCGTATGCCTTCAAGACGTTGTTGGCATCCCGCCAGAAACAGCAACTAGTATTGTTGCGGTTGCTGTAGCTTGGATTGTAGGTGATTCTCTTCGTCCAACGGAGTAGACATAAACAGAGAATCATGATTCTGAGTCCAGCACAAGAAGTGCTGGATTCTTTTTTAACTAGGAGTAGCGAATGAATATTGATTTTATTGTAGCGGCAGAGTCGCACTACAAGGCAAAGATGGATGAAGCTGGATTAACAATGAGAATTTATATGAACTCACCTGCCGGCATTGGAGAACACCCACAGGTATTCGAGGAATTCAGAAAGTCCCTTGAAGATTTCCAAAACGCCAGAGAAGTTTTTAACCTCGTGCAAGAACTTAAAAGCCAGTATCTAAAAGCCCAAGAGTCTAAAGAAGATGAAGAAGAAAATTAAAATAAGCCTTATTGCTGTGGCCTTCGATAACAAGTACGACACATTTAATAAGAGAAGAAACAATGTACTGCTCCACAGGGATAAACTACCATATGCTTTTCTTATGTCCGAAAAGACTATAGAGGAAGCACTGGAAAAACTTACAGAAAAGTATTTGAACTTCCACTTTAAATGGCTAGATATTAACTTAGTGGGTTTTAGAAATATAGACGAAGCAACCTGTGAGGCTATATATTTTACCCAGTTCCCGTACTCGTCAGGATTTAACAGGCTCGGCACTCCGACTAACTTGTTTGATTCCGACCTAGTAGAAAAATTAGGAGACTACTATATTGAAACAATCTCAAGACACACCAGTAGAAAGTTCGTTCTCTGATTCAGCATACTTTTTATGCTGGACAGACAAAGAGACAAAAGATATATTTTTTAAGTGCGGATGGGGAGAAACACTAGAGGATGTAGCTAATTTTGCTTTTATGCTTTATAAAATAAACAGTGGAGAGTATGAAAGCAATATATTAGATGTGCTGAAACAACAAACCGAAGACACCAATGACTTGAGCGTTTTCATGGAGTTATATTTCAAATATAAGAACGATAAACATTCAGATTTAGTTGTTCCCCCCTCGATGGTACACTTAAAATAATGTGTATAATATGTAGTAACACCTACCAAAAGGAGGTATTCTATGTCTGTTAACAAAAAAATAGCTTGGCAAAGCTGGAACGCCGTTGTAGAGGAAATCTACGAAAAGAATACTGAGATAGAAATTCTTGAGGAGCTTTTACTAGCTCAAGAGATACAGGAGTCTCATGGTGAAATGCCTATAAAATTTATTGATCCAGCACCAAGGGTGATTTACACGCCCTACGGTATGTTTCCAGTTGATTCTTTCTTGAAGCCTTCAGATAGGTGGAATTGCTGGCTAGGTTACACGAATTTTGATATAACCCATATCGTTCAGGACATTTTGGAAGAAACAGAAGGCGTTGAAGCTATAAAGACACTAGGAAGATACACTTTTTTTATAGGAGTGGGAAAACTTTTTAATCCTACGGATGTTAGACTAAATATTGAGAACATACTTACCGATACTACTCATATAAGTAGCCCTGAAGCTGTCTCCAATGAAATTAATGACGCAATAGAGTCAATAAAGAGTCAGGTAAGCGCTAAGAGGTACTGGTCTATATTTGTTTCCTCTGTAGGTGAAATTGATTATATCATGTCCGATGCTCTCGATGAGCAGTATCTGCATGAGTTAAATAAGTTTGAAGATTTACGTCAAAAAATTGGTGGTATTATAATTAGGAGTTCAAATGAACAAAAATATTGATGAAGCTGTTAAGAATATTGATTACAAAAGAATTATGGATAAAGTTTGCTCGAAGTATAGCAGATATGTTGACGAAGACGACCTGTCTTCAATCAGACTGCACACCTTGTGGCAATGTTTAAATAAATTTGATCCAGAAAGAAAGGTTAAATTCACTACTTATCTTTATCAGCAACTAACATTTGCTATAAAGAATCATCTTAAAAAGCAGAGGAGAGAGTATACAAATATTCCGTTCTCTGTACGTCAGCGTCAAGATGTAGACATTGATATTGCTTTGCTAGATATGCCTAGAGAAATGGCTAAGCTAATTGAGCAAAAATATGTTTCTCGAATGACCATGAACGAAATTGGCCAAGCGAACGGCTATAGCCGTGAAACTGCCAGAAGAAGATTAAAGAAAGCGGTTGAATACTACAAAAGCACCTAATGCGCATAGAGCTACTTTGCAACGAACCAAAATACCCAGACATACTGGCTTGCATATTTGAAGGCAGCGAGAGAAGAGTCGATCAAATATGTACGCCTTCTGGGATAGTTCCTCGAATTGACGAATCCTTCATTCGTGAATATTGTAACTTTTCAGGCATAGTAGACTTTCCATATGGTATTTCTGAAACCCGCATAAGAGTGCATGAGATATTGTTATGCGAAAAACGTGGCATAAAAACAATAGACCTTGTAATAAACAGGCATGACCTAGAAAGCTCTAACCTTTTTGCTATTAGGAAAGATTTCAAGACCTGCTATGAAGCCTGCAGGGTCAATAAAATCCATATAAGGCCGGTAATAGAATATAGATTAGCAGAGCCTACGTTTATTGAAGAGCTGTGCTTTTCTCTCAGGGAAAACGGGGCTTCTGAAATAGTACTAGGTACAGGTTCTATGGTTGATGATGTGCTAGATAATATTATATCATCAAAGCTAATAGAAGATAAACTAGGTCTTTCTGTCATAAGCTGCTCGCCCATTCTCTCTAGCGACCATTATAATATGTTTTATGAATCAAAAATACATGGAATTAGGGTAAAGTCTTATAAGATACTCAATAATTTTGTGTATTAGATATTAGGAACTGGACTCTTTCGGATAATTGTGGGAACATATTAATTTTTTCGTATAGGAGTCATATATCATGGCAGTTCCAAGTGGACATCACATTTTTCCTTATGCCAACGTGCAAGCTCAGGGTGGTACTATCTTAAACAATAATAGTACCAGTACAGATAGAATCACTAAGGCTTTTGAAATTCTTACCGCAGTTGCTGACGCAGCTGACACCAACACTCTCCCTAAGATTACCGCCAGCGGAATCTATAACGTACACAAACCTCTTACAGGCGGAACATTCGCCTATTCTGAAGCGGGCAAGTACGTTCTATCTCGTGTTTCTGATACCCTTTCTGGGGCATCTAATACTAAGCTTCTCTTTATGGGCGCTGGACAGAGACAGGCTATCCATAGATTCAAGCACGATTTTGGCGCCAAGCTATTGACTGCTTGGAGACAGAATCAGTTTAGCTGGTTAGGAACCCTTGACAGTGGAGCTAAGATCACCAACATGAGAACTCAGTGGCTCAACAGCGGTGGTACAGCAGCAGCTTCGGCTGACACGCTCAGCACTACTAACATGTGGGACCCAGTCGCTGGATCGACCTCAGCTAATAGTGATAGCGCAGCCAATCCTACTCGTGCCGTACCGGGTGAATTCGTTATGAAAGTTGACTTTGTTACCATTAACATCGGAGCCGGTGCTGGTGACTTCTTTGACTACAAGCCAATCACTGGTATGTAATAATCCCGAGGGGGAGTTAACTCTCCCCCTCTTTATTTCTTTCACGAGGGGAAAACCCTATGGACTGGGCATCATTCAACGATATAGCGCAACTAATAGGTTTGATAGCACTACCTGCAATAGGCTGGGTTTTTCACACAGTCACGAAGCACGGGAGTAAATTAATCATGCTAGAGGAGAAAGTTAACGATTCTATCCAAAGAAGAATGGATTCTTTAGAAAATAAGGTTGATGGATTAGAGGTAAAGATAGATAATAAGATAGACAAATTAGAAGATTCGCTTCATCAAACTCAGCTAGACGTTACTGAGAAGATACTAAAAGCGATCAATAGCAAATAGGAGTTTTTTTATGGCAAACAAAGAAGAAGTATTGCAAATGTTGGAAGCTATTAACGGTGGAAGTTATCATCGTCGTGACTTAGCTAGGGTTTTTGAAAGCATGGTCGAAGCACTAGGTTTCGCACCTGCACCTGCCCCTGCGCCCGCACCAGCCCCTGTAGAGGAGCCGGAGGTTAATGATGATACGCCAAATTTTTCCAACGACTAATGAGACGAAAATAAATCTTTTGTCTTGCAAATCGACACAACGACACGTATAATAAAAATGTTCGGAGAGTAATGAAGCCCAGCTCTTAAACAAAAAGCAGGCTAAACGACACTTTCTCCGGCTTGCCGAAAGGCACAGGATTCATCAAGATTTACTTGCTCTGTTACCTGTTTTTTTATAAGTGTCGTTTTTTTATTGCACCTTTTTTTTACAACAGTGAGAGCATGAGCCAGAATATAAGAATCAAAAAAAGAAACGGTCGTTTAGAAGAAGTAAATTTAGATAAGGTTAACAAGTGTGTAGAAAGGGCATGTGAAGGATTAGAAGACGTTTCAGTTAGCGAAGTAGTGCTAGACGCAAGCCTTCAGTTATATAATAAAATCCCCACAGTTGAAATTAACAAGGCTCTCATCCTCTCTGCTAGATCAAAGATTGAGAAAGAACCAAACTATGCCTACGTTGCTGCACGCATGCTGTTAAGTAACCTTTATAAGGAAGTCTTTGGCGAATCAGTAGATGTAGACAGTTTTGAAGATCAGTACAAGAAATCTTTTATACGCAATACAAAAAAGTTAGTCAGGGAAGAACGTCTTAGCGAAAGACTTTTATCTTACGACCTTGACGTTATCGCTGAAGCTATCAACCCCACGCGCGATCATTTGTTCAAGTATCTCGGTATTCAGACACTTTATGATAGATACTTCATACATTTAGAGGGTCGCAGAATGGAAACGCCTCAAGCTTTTTATATGAGGGTAGCTATGGGGTTGTGTCTATCAGAAGATAACAAAGAGCAAAAGGCGATAGAAATATACAATATGATGTCAGAGTTCAGGTATTCGCCTTCAACTCCTACCTTATTCAACAGCGGCACATGTAGGTCTCAGCTTTCATCTTGCTACTTGAGTACTGTCGGAGATTCTATTGACGGCATATTTGGCACTCTTCATGGTCAGGCAAGACTCTCTAAGTACGCTGGTGGTCTTGGCGTGGACTGGTCTGGGGTCAGAGCTACGGGTGGTTACATCAAGGGAACCAATGGCAACTCTACTGGTCTAGTACCTTGGCTTAAAATATTTAACGATTTATTAGTGGCTGTAAATCAGGGCGGTAAACGTAAAGGCGCTGGATGCGCATACATAGAACCTTGGCATTTGGATGTGGAAGACTTCTTGGAGTTAAGAAAAAACACCGGAGATGACCGCAGAAGATGCCACGACATGAATACAGCCCTCTGGATTCCAGATGAATTTATGTTAGCCGTGAAGAAGAATCAAGACTGGTATCTTTTTGATCCCTCTGAATGTAAAGAATTGCATGATACCTACGGCAAGGAGTTTAGTAAATATTATAGAAAGTATAAGAAATTAGCTAACACTGGAGAAATAAAAAATCACAGGGTTATAAATGCAAAAGACCTTTGGAAGAAAATACTTACAGCTTTATATGAAACGGGTCATCCTTGGATTACATTTAAAGACCCATCTAATATTAGATACTCTAATAAGCATGAGGGTGTAGTTCATTCTTCTAATTTATGCACAGAGATATTGCTACATACATCTCCAACGGAGTACGATGAGGGCAGTGTCATTAAAGTTGGTGAGACAGCCGTTTGTAACTTAGCTAGTATAAATTTGGCATCACATCTGAAGGTTCGTACAGTAGACTGGAAAAAGCTACAAAAAACTGTCGAAGTAGCTGTTAGAGGTTTGGATAATGTGATCAATTTAAACTTTTATCCCACAGAAGAAGCAAAGAAAGCCAACCTGAAACATAGACCCGTTGGCCTCGGTATAATGGGAACGCATGATGTGCTACATAAGCTAGGAATACCCTATAATTCTAAGGATGCGGTTGTTATATGTGGCAAAATTCAAGAATTCATTTCTATGCACGCGATCAAGACATCTGCGATGTTAGCTAACGAAAAAGGCGCATACCCCTCTTTTGAGGGTTCGGAGTGGAGCAAAGGTAATTTTCCAATAGATACTTACTGTGATTTAATGAATCAGAGAGACCCTCAAAGGGAAGATAATGTGTATAAGAAAGAGGACTTTGAGAACTCAACTGAAGAGTGGGATGAGGTTAGGGAATTAGTGAGAAGGCACGGCATGCGTAATAGCAACGTCATGGCAATCGCTCCTACCGCAACTATCTCGTATATTCAAGGTTGTTCTCAGTCTATTGAACCAGATTACTCTGTTCTTTATGTATACTCAACACTTAGTGGGGAGTTTACTATGGTCAACGAACACTTTGTTGCAATGGCTAAAAAGAAGGGTATTTGGTGTCAAGAGTTAGTAGACGCTCTAAAAACTGCCGATGGCGATGTCATGGCGGTTGATCTGGATGAGGATATTCAGAGAGAGTTTATTAGTGCTTTTGATATAGAACCAGAAATTTTGATTGAGGCTGCGGCTGAAAGACAAAAGTGGATTGACATGGGACAGTCACTTAATCTTTACAATAAGCATGATAGTCTCAAATTTTTGAATGATCTTTATTTTAATGCTTGGGAGAGTGGTCTTAAAACTACTTACTATTTAAGAGGTAAGGCCGCAACTAGAGTAGAAAAATCGACAGTTAGCTTTAAGTCTGCTGAAGAGCCAGAAGGCGAAGAGATCAAAGCATGCTCCGTCCTAGATCCCGGATGTGAGAGTTGCCAATGAGATTTATAGAATTTAAACAGAGTGAAACATCACCTACAAAATATAGACTAGAGCTCAATATTAAAGAGGCAGAAGAAGTCAAGGAACTATTGCAACAGATAATTGAAAGATTGAATAACCATGAAAAAAAGTAAAGAAATTATATCAGACAAAGTAGCTAGTGTGAACCAGATATTACCGCACACAAACAAGTGGGCGTGGGATCTGTTTATTGACGGCGCTGCAAATAACTGGATGCCTACAGAAATTTCTATGGCTAAGGATATTGAACAGTGGAAGTCGAATAGCCTTTCGGAAGACGAGAGGTTAGTCGTGAAAAGATGCCTTGGGTTCTTCGCTGGATCAGAATCTCTAGTAGCTAACAACCTATTGCTTAGTGTCTTTAAGTTCGTAACAGACCCAGAGTGTCGCCAGTATATATTAAGACAGGCTTATGAGGAAAGCCTACACAACCTCACTGTAGTATATATTTGCGATTCACTCAACTTGGATATTGACGAAGTTTATCAAGCGTATAATTCAATCCCTAGTATTAAAGCTAAGGATAATTTCTTGATGAACATAACAACAGACATCAACAGACCCGACTTTAATATTAACACCCTAGAAGGGAAGAGAGAGTTTCTTCGCAATATTATTACTTATTATGTCATCTGCGAAGGAATCTTTTTCTTCTCTGGGTTTGCCATGCTACTATCATTCAACCGTCAGAATAAACTGCCGGGAATTGGAGAACAAATCCAGTATACCCTGAGAGATGAAAGCTTGCATATTAAGTTTGGTACTACATTAATTAATAGACTTAGAGAAGACAATCCTAAAATCTGGACTAAGGCTATGGAAAAAGAAACTATTGAACATATAGAAACTGCGATGGAGCTAGAACTTGCATATGCTAGAGAGGTCTTACC